TCTGAAGATATTGATTCAGTAAGTTCTCGTTTTCTTCCTCCTAGAATGATTATATAAAGGAGAGATACAATGGGAATATTTAGTAATTTATCAAGAGGGCAATTTCCAACACCTTCATTACCTATGCCTGGAGGAGGCGGAGGGATCGGAGGACCCAGAGCACCCAGAGCACCTTCTCTTCCTATTGGGCCTTCACCTATGCCTGTAAATCCTTCACCTATGCCTGTAAATCCTATTGGGCCTTCACCCATGCCTATGCCTTCACCCATGCCTATGCCTACAGAACCTGGCCGAGGCATCATTCCTATGCCTATAGAAAGACCTAATATGGAAATGTTGATGGCTCAAAAAAGACAGTTAGAAGAACAATTAGCTCAAATCAATGCCCAAATAGAAGCTCTTAGAAACAGAGGAGGAGGAAATCAACTGTTTAACGATACTCAAGGTGGCGGTGTAACTCCAGATCTTCTAGCACAACTTTTGGCTTCAACCCAAGAGCGTGGCGGCGCTTTTGGTTAAAGTGAATGGCTTTTGCAGCAGCTAAACACGCATACGGAATCTGCGATATTTGCAGTCAACGTTATCGTTTAAAAACACTACAAACTCAATGGGATGGTATGAAAGCTTGTTATCAATGCTTTGATACAAAACATCCGCAATTAGACCCACCACACGTTAGACCAGATCCACAAGCTATTCTTCAACCAAGACCAGATGTAAGTGTAGTACCCAGAGCTTTTACTGTTTACACAAACGTTGGATTAGGTATCATTGGAACAGTATTAACAACGCCAACTGAACTGACGGCATCTTTAGGTGATGTTACAATAACAACATGAGTTTTACATACAGCACATTAAAGACAGCCATACAAAATTATGTAGACAGTTCTGAAACTACATTTGTAGCTACTCTACCTACTTTCATTACGCAAACAGAAGAACGCATACTAAAAAATGTTTGGTTAGATAACTTTAAAAAGAACGTCACAGGGAACGCTTCGTCAGGTACAACTTACTTAGCTATGCCGTCCGATTTTTTAGCTCCTTTTAGTTTAGCTGTTATTAACAGCGGCACTTACGATTACTTATTATTAAAACAAGTTAGTTTTATAAAAAGTTATAAACCTGTATCAACAGACACAGGTGTACCTAAATACTATGCTGAATTTAATAGCGAAAGTTTTATTCTTTCCCCTACACCAAATGCTGCTTTTGAATTTGAACTGCATTATTTCTATAGGCCTGCTTCTTTAACATCAGGAGCCGAAAGCGGAACAACTTGGTTAGCTGAAAACGCTAACAACTGTATGCTTTATGGAGCATTAGTAGAAGCAGCTACTTTCTTAAAAATGGATCCTGCTGAGATAGGCGGATACGAACAACGGTTTCAAGACGCACTAGACAGACTTAGGAATACTAGCGAAGGTGCGGGAACTCAATCACAATACAGATATGATCAAGTAAGAATACCTACTACGTGAGTCAAATTAAAGAATTAGAAGGGGCAGAGATTGCATTAGTCGCAATGGGCGAAAGCCAATTAGACTTTCATTTAGCTAAATCTCATAGTAAAAAGTGGGATGAAGTTTGGGGCATTAATGCTATGGCAGGAATTACAGACTGCGATAGAGTATTTATGATGGACCCAGCGTCTAGGTTTTTAGACTCGGATGCTTCAGGCAGTCAAACAGGGATTATGGTTGACGTAGTTCAAGAACACCCCGGCCCTATTTACACATGCGAGTTAGACGTAAGATGCCCTGGAGCAGTTGAGTATCCATTACTTGATGTCGTCAAAGACACTAGATGCTCTTACTTTAACAACACAGTGCCTTTTGCTATTGCGTTTGCTCTTTATAATAAAGTAGCTAAATTAAACCTTTTTGGTCTCGATTTTACATACAAGGGTAACTTGCATTTTGCAGAAGCAGGAAGATCATGTGTAGAATTTTGGTTAGCCAAATGCATAGAAAACGGAATGGTTGTAAGTGTAGCCCCTAGATCTGGTCTTTTAGACACAGACTTACCTATTGAAGAAAAATTATACGGTTATCATCGTTTAGATGATCCAACGTTAGTATTAATTGACGATGATACGGATGAATTTTTTACAATGGGCTATAAAGAATACAGTTCTATAATGGAACAAAAACAAAGGTCAGAAGCTGAACTTGTTCCTGTAGTTAACACCCCACCTGAAGCAAAAAGATACTAATGATTAATGAAAACACAAATGGAGCATTAGGCTCAATAGAAGTAATTACTACTAATAATAAAGGTCATTCGCCTGAATTTTGGGCAGAAACGTGTACGGCTAGAATCTGTAGTATTTCTGATAATGCTGAACCTCATATCAGACTTCAAGCAGAAGCTTTCAGACTAGCTATTTACAATACAATACTTTATTATATTAAGGAGTCGATCAGTAGTGAACGTTGTACCATGAGAAATACTCTAATAGGACAAGGACACGAAGATCTGGCAACAATATTAAAGGAGCTAAAGTAATGGCAATTACATCAACACTAACCACAAGCTTTAAGAAAGAACTTCTTCAAGCTACGCATAATTTTTCCACAGGTGGCAACGCTTTTAAATTAGCCTTGTACACAAGCTCAGCAACTATGGGTGCTGCAACTACAGCATTTACTACAACTAACCAAGCAAGTGGTACTAACTACACTTCTGGTGGTAACGCCTTAACTAAAGTTGAGCCTACAAGTGCTGGAACAACAGGATTTACTGATTTTGCAGATTTAACTTTTGGCACAGCTACTATCACTGCTAGAGGCTGTATGATTTATAATGATACTAATAGCGACAAGTCTGTAGCCACAATAGATTTTGGTGGCGACAAAACTTCTACAGCAGGAGACTTTACAATTGTTTTCCCTGCCGCAGCAGCAAGCACAGCTATTATAAGAATAGCTTAAGTTCTAAATGGCCAACATTAACGGTTGGGGTAGAGGTACCTGGGGTCAATTAACTTTTGGTGAGCCTTTACCTGTTACGCTTACTGCTCCCGGAGCTGGAACATCTGCTTTAGGCACAGTTGCAGTAGACGCAGAAGCCAACGTAACTCCAGCCTCTTTAGTCGGAACAACAGGCGCACCCGTAGCTGGTGTAAATGCTCAAGCAATAGCTTCTGTACCAGGAGTAACAGCATCAGTAGGATCTTTATCGGTTCTTGTAGATGGAGAAGCAAATGTAACTCCTACAGGGCAAGTAGGCACAAGTGCTTTAGGAACTATATCTCTAGTTACAAACAACAATTTATCCGTTACTTTAAATGCTGCAACAAGTGGTTTAGGTAGTGTGACAACAGATGCAGAAGCAAATGTTTCTGTAATAGGAGTTTCGGCAACAGGTTCCGTAGGGCACATTTTAGTTTGGAGTCTAATAGACGATACTCAAGATCCAAATTGGAATGCAATATCAACTTCTCAAACGCCTGATTGGCAAGAAGTTGCGTAATAATTACAATGACTAGATAATAAAAATAATATAAGATATTCTTTTCGGAGATAAAACATGGCAAGTACATACGTTAATGATTTAAGACTAAATGAAATGGCAACAGGTGATGCCAGTGGCTCTTGGGGCACAAATACGAATGTCAATCTTGAGTTGATTGGTGAAGGCTTAGGTTACGGAACAGAAGGCATAACCACCAACGCAGATACTCACACATCAACTATTGCAGACGGAGCGACTGACCCAGTCAGAGCTATGTATGTTGAATACACAGGAACGCTAGACAGTGCTTGCACAATAACTATCGCTCCTAACACTATAAACAGAATGCACTTTATCGAAAACGGTACAAGTGGTTCTCAAAACATAATTATTTCTCAAGGTAGTGGGGCTAATATTACTATTCCACCTGGAGATACAAAAGCAGTTTACTTAAACGGTGCTGGTTCAGGTGCAGCAGTAGTAGACGCTTTTGCCAGTCTTTCTGTTGTAGATTTAAAAGTACAAGACGATTTAACAGTTACAGATGATGTAACTATAGGTGGAGATATAGACTTAGAAGGTTCTATTGATGTAAATGGAACAGCCAATCTAGATATTGTAGATATTGATGGTGCAGTTGATATGGCTACTACACTAGCGGTAGCTGGTAACGTAGACTTTAATGGCGATCTTGATGTAGACGGAACATCTAACCTTGACGTAGTAGACATAGATGGTGCGGTTGATATGGCATCTACGCTTGCCGTAGCAGGTGTATTAACAGGTGCTTCTCTTGATATTTCAGGAGCTATAGACGTAGACGGAACATCCAACCTAGATGTCGTAGACATTGACGGAGCTGTTGATATGGCTTCTACATTACAAGTAGATGGTGCAGCTACATTTGACAGTACAATAAACACAGTAGGTATCACAGGTCCTAAAACAAACTTTGCTGGCAGCATACTTATAAGTAACGATGCTGGAACAGGAACGTTAAACGCAGCTTCTAACAACACAGGATTAGGTAACGAAGTATTTGATGACTTAACAACTGGTGATTCTAATACAGCAGTAGGTTCAGCAGCATTAGCTAAACTTACAACAGCGGGAGAAAACACAGCAGTCGGTGCAGCAGCTTTAGGAGCCAACACGACAGGTGCTGCAAATACAGCATTAGGTATAAATTCTTTATTTGCTAATACAACAGCAGCAAACAATACCGCAGTAGGAAGGTCATCTTTAGAGAGCAACACTACAGGTACAGCTAACACAGCAGTAGGTAAAGATGCGTTACAACAGAACACAACAGCAGACAACAACACAGCAGTAGGTTTTCTAGCTTTAGAAACAAACAGCACGGGTGCAGAAAACGTAGCCGTTGGTTCTTTAGTTTTAGATGCTAATACCACAGCTTCTCAGAATACAGGAGTTGGTTATAACTCTCTGTCAGTAAACACCACAGGTCCAAGAAACACGGCTGTTGGTTATGCTACTTTAGATGCTAACACCACCGCAGCAGATAACACAGCAGTTGGTTCTAGTGCTTTATCAGCAAACACGACAGGACACTCAAACACTTCCGTAGGTGCTTCATCTTTAGATGCAAATACAACTGGAATTAGAAATACTGCCCTTGGTTTTGAATCTTTAAGTGCAAACACTGAAGGCACACAAAACACAGCAGTCGGTAAAGGTGCTTTACTTGTAAACACTACAGGTATTGAAAACACAGGAATTGGTGCAAGTGCTCTTGACGCTAATACTACAGGTGATTTTAATACTGCTGTAGGACAGGGTGCTTTAGATTCTAATACCACAGCAGATAATAATACTGCTCTTGGACACGATTCTATGAAGGTAAACACTACAGGTACAGAAAACGTAGCGGTTGGTACTCAGGCATTAGATGCTAATACTACAGCCCATGAAAATACAGCAATTGGACATCTCACTTTAAGTGCTAATACAACAGGTGCTGCGAATACTGCTTTAGGAGCAGGAGCCCTTAGACATAACACAACTGCTGCAAATAATACTGCTGTAGGAAGAACAGCATTACAAGCAAACACAACAGGTGCTAATATGACAGCTGTTGGTAAATCAGCTTTAACCGCAAACACCACAGGACATTCACAAGTAGCTTTTGGTTTTGGAGCGTTAGATGCAAATACTTCAGGAATACAAAACACGGCATTAGGTTATGATGCTTTAACTGCAAATACGACAGCAGCTTATAACGTAGCGGTGGGTACATCAGCTTTAGCAGTTAACACCACAGGAACAAGAAACACCGCAGTTGGTACTTTTGCAATGGATTCTGCTACAACCGCAAGCGATAACACAGGACTTGGTTATGAAGCGGGAGCATCTTTACAAGATGGACATTCAAACACATTTGTAGGTTCATTAGCAGGTGACTCAGTTACTACTGGTGATGAAAACACCGCTTTAGGTCATGGAGCATTAGACGGAGCAACAACAACAGATGGCAATACTGCTATAGGTACAGATACAATGGGTGGTGCTATAACTGGAGGTAACAACACAGCAGTTGGTTACAACGCTATGTTAGTTGCTACAGGAGTCACAGGAACAACAGCTATTGGTAATCAATGTTTAGACGCTCAAACAACTGGAGATAACAACACAGCAGTTGGTTCTTCTGCTTTAGGGGCAAACACCACAGGAAATGCTAACACAGTAATGGGTCATAGTGCAGCAGATAACGTAACAACAGGAGAATCGAGCACTATTATAGGCTATGCAGCAGGTGGTGCAGTAACAACAGGTAATGCTAATACAGCTGTTGGTTATCAAGCAGGGCATGTTTGGGCATCTGGTGCTTCTAACAACATAGCTATCGGTGTAAACTCACTGACAGCAAGTTCTAATCCTTCTCTTGTTTATTCTATAGGTGTTGAATGTACTGCACTCAATGAAAACAATCAATTTGCCTTTGGTAACGACAGTCAAGGTATTGTTCATAATAACTTTGATACGAATGCTTCTTGGACAAGAACATCCGATGAAAGAATTAAAACAAATATTACAGAGGATAATCTAGGTTTAAGTTTTATAAATGAATTAAGACCTGTAACATTTAATTGGAAACCTAATAACGAAGTACCTAAAGAGTTTAGAGAATATGCAGAAGAAAATGTAAAAGATACAGATATAGTTTTACACGGAATGATTGCACAAGACGTAAAAGCAGCACTTGAAAAGTCTGGTGTAGATACTTTTGGTGGTTGGAAAGAAGATAAAGACACAGGACAACAATATTTATCGCAAGAAATGTTTATCTATCCACTTATCAAAGCAGTAAAAGAACTTTCGGCAAAGGTCGAAGAATTAGAAAATAAATTAAACTAGGAGAAATAGAATGGCACAAACAGTAACAGA